ACAGTAACAAGAGAGCTATCGCCATATTGAGTGCGTGGAGTTAATCCGTGGAATAGGTCTTTTTGCATGTTGCAGTACCTAAGGTCGAATAGGTTTGTTCTCTCAGTAAATCGTATGTAAGATTGAGCGTCAACGTTACCAACTTCTACAGAATTAAGAACGTTTGATGTCACAGTATCTCCTCCAGTTATCCAGTCGCAGTTATAGCTTGAAGGATTGTTAAGTTCCCAGTTTGAATCTCGGAAAAAATCAGCGTATATCTTCTGGTAAGCTAATAGAGGAAACGCATTGAGCTTGTAGTTGTAACCGTTTAGTTTTGAGTTTGTAAATGATTGGTTATTTTTGTAACCGTCAGAGAAGTCCGGGTAACCTAAGTAACTAAGTAATTTAGCACTTTTATGACCACGGTTGAAACCGAATATATCTGTATTGTATCTTGCATTGCGTCCTGGACGCATAGATAGCAGGTATTCGTATACACTTTTAGTATTGAAGTAGGGCATAGTACCACATAGTGGGTACTTAGTACCGAGGACATCCTCGGCATGATTAGGGTTCTCGTTTAATTGAACAAGGGCAATGTTTGAGTTCTTCCATAATAATTGATAAGGTACAAAAAAGAAATCGTAGTATTCTCGCATACGTGCGAAAGCTGCCGTATTGAGGGGCATTGTACGAGTAAAAGACTGTAGGTCTATATTGAACTTGTCTCCGGGTAGTACTTCTTTACACATAATAGGGAGTAATTCTCCAACTTTAGCGGTGAAGTTTTTCTTAAATGAAAGGTCGAAACCGTTTCGGTGGGCTTTGTTTTTAAGCCCTTTTAACTGCATAATTTGAGCCATAAAAAATAGGGTTTTATTAATAAAATTGTTTATAAGTGGTTGATAATTAAGCGGTTGCACGTAGTACACCGCATGCATCATTTACTTTTTTAGTTTTCGTTCTCTTACGTAACCTCTCGCCAGCAATGTTTCTCTTAGTATTATAGTATACCGTGTTTTTAATGTTAACATTCGCAGGTGTGTTGATGTTATCGTAGAAGTAAGGACAGAGTTTCTGGGTGTTCTCCCAGTTAATCTGCAATATCTCGCCTGTTTCTTCATCTATTACTTCTTGGTTTTTGGATAGGTCGAAAATCGACATATAATCTTCCGTATCTGTTAGTTCTTGAATCGCATCGTAAAATTCTACCTGTGTATTATACCAGTTTTTGAGTCTCTCACTATCACACCATCTGTAAAATCGGTCGATAGCGGAAAGGACTTTAAGGCTTGTTTCGTATCTCTCGTCTCCTTGACAACAGAAGTGAATGAAGTGTCTGGATTTGAGAAGGTCGACATATATTCTGGAGCAATAACGCTTGTAGTTGTCGGTCGTTTTGAATTTCTGTAAGTCTCTAATTGGTGTTCTATCTGTTTTGTACGAGATAAAGTCTCCAAAGTACGTTGTAACCTTTCCCAGTGTTTCATCTGTATTATATACGTAACACGCATACTCACGAGAAATATTATAACGATAGAAATTGTAAGCAGTATTGTTAGCATAATAATTCTTGTCTTCTGTTAAGTTTCTAATAATATCTATGTCCATATCTGTTAGTCCGTCTTCGTCTTGCTGTTTCTCGAAGCCGTCCATCATTAATCGTGTTGCATTTATGCAATCATCAGCAATTCGCACAGCCATCTCTGGAAGTGAGATGTTACCAAACGTGGCTTTTGCTTCAATGAAGCTCCGATATGCTCTAAGCTTAGATGCACCATCTTTGACAGCATAGCCTCGACATTTGGGGAAGTAGCGAGAAATAAGTGCAGGTGTGAGTCGGAAATCTTGCATTTTTCCATCGCAAGGTAAGCTTCTTGTAATAATTGATGCAGGGGAAGCTTCATAAGCCGCTTCTGGCGATAGCGACAAAACATCTTGACCGAGAAACCGTGACCCATGATGCTTTGGTTTCGCATCGCCAATTTGAAGAAATCGGGGAAGAGAACTGTTGCTATTAACATACGACGCAACGTAGTAAGAACTGTTACTGTCGGCAATTTTTGTGTGGATATTACCGAATTTCCAAGTCGTAGGTATAGTTTCACAGGCCACTTGTAGGGCTTTGTGGCTGTTGAACCATAGTAAGATATGATAATGCGGGCGGAATGTAGTTGGTCCATATTCGCCACAGGCAAAGTAACGCATTTTTTCATCTGATATAATATTTAATCTATTAAGTTTACGTTTGAGATTTATTCGCATACGTTTTAGCCATAATTGAATATCAACGTAGCGAAGAGTAGGGATAAGTAATCCGTCAGTAATATTGCCACAATCTACGCCTTTTTCTTTAAGCGTTCTTGTGGCTGTCTGGTGGTGGCGAAGTAGGTCGTAATGTTTACATTTCATCGTCGTTGAATCGTCGTTGTTTAGGTAAACATACTCTACGCCATTATCCTTGACTGGATGTACTCGCATAAGAGGAAGAGATTGGTCATTATATGTAAGAGTAAGCATCAATAGGTGTGGATGCGCTATTGTTTCCAATTGACACCTTGTCGTATATATCGCACCTTTATTCATAAGGCAATTGTCACATCTACCACAGCCTACGGTCATAGCTTCTCTTGTATAGGGGTTTATTATTTTAACTGGATTTAAACAGTTTGTGCCAAATGGGCTTTTTATGGTTTCAATTCGTAACATATTATTTGTCTTTTAAATTCGTTGCTAAGTTAATAATAAATATCTTCATATCCAAATTTTTTTATAATTATTTTCTAATCGCCTTGATACTAATTACTTAGGGGCTAACGCCGCCCCTAAAACCCGGCGGAGTTTTTTTCATAGTTAGGGCGATTTGGTCATTTGCCAAGGATTTTAGAAAATAGGCGCTAAGTAGCTAATAATCAGGGGGTGTGTCATTTTTACTATATATAATCAAGGGGTGGATTGAAACGGAAAAAGGTTAATCCGTTTCCCGTTCGGGTAAAAATGTAAGACTTCGTAACAGTAAAAAAGGGCACACTACTTATAGTGTACCCTTAGTTGAATTTAAATAGCTATAACTATACATCACGCACTGTTAATTGCTAAAGACCTTTAATATGTTTTCAATTTTCAGAATTGATAAACAAAGGTAATATATATTCTGGCATATAACAACAATTGTGCATATTTTCTAATTCCAAGGCTTAAGAACTATCGCAGTAGTTTTCACAGCGTCTAAACCTGTATGTATCCATTCCTGAGCCAGTCGTTGATTACGGTCAGAATAGAATGTACCTTCGGTTTTTTCAGCAATTCCTGCTTCTGCTTGAGCTCTCCGATACTCGGCTTGTCTTATGCCTTTTTCGGTGCTATACATATCAGAATATGCTTGATTCTGCATAATTTGACCTTGTGTGTCAACTGCTACCTTGTCAGCGTCATTAAGAATCTTGACTATCTCCGCTTTTACTTTTTTTATCTGTGTTGCTGTAAGTTTACCTGCCATCTCTAAGTTGGCAAGGTTAGCAATCTTTGTATTTATCTCAACTTGTGCCGATTGGTCAGCTACTGTATTAGCTATCTTTTGACCTACAGTTTGAGCTACGGTAGACTCTATCTGCGCTTTTTGAAGTTGATTATTAAGTAAGAACTGGGTTGGCATTTGGTCACGTTGTAACTGTGCCATCTCAGTTTGAGCTTTCATCAATCCTCGTTGCTCGGTTAAGTTCTTTGTCTGCTCCATCTTCTGTGCCAGTTCTGTTTCTATCATCGTTTGTTGATACTGAGTGTTCATCTGGGACTGTTGGAGTTCTTGATAGTTCTTAGCAGTATTTATAGCTTCGTTTATTATGCCTTTAAAGGGGGTAGACCAATCAGCGTTAACTTGTGGAGCTACTGAAGTAGGGGTATTAATTCCTGCCATCTGAGGTGCGGCTGTACTTGTAGCCGTGCCAGCGTCAGTTCCAGACATAGCCAGATAAGGATTAATACCAGCCTCTTTATAACGCTCGACCTGAGAAGCAGCCGAATTGTATTCATTAGTAGCATTCCACATTTCCCAGTTGTCAGCGACTTCTTGTGCATAGGCTTCTTTATTATAGGCAATCTGTTTGTCAAGCATTGCCATATTGTTATCGTTGGTCATCTGGGCTATTTCCTTTTGAGTTTTATTATTAGCCTTTTGACCTAATAGAGAGGAGATGGCGCTTATTCCAGCGCCCATTACTCCTGTAAAATCTGCTACTGCCATATGTTAGGCTTTAGTTTCATTATCTTGTATTATTGTTGCGTTCTCTTGCATTGAGTCCATCTGTTTCTGTACTTCTAAGTTCTTATAATTAGAAGCTAAGTAAGAGGCCCAAGCTTGAAGCTCGGAAGGACTTTGTATATATCTACTTTTAACAAGAGATATAAGCTGTTTGTCAGTTAGTTTGTCAGTTATAGCATCGAATGTACTTGATGTCTTGCTGAGATTATTGAAGTAAGAAATTAGTTCGTTTTTCGTAAGTTCATTGAGCTTGTCTATTCGCAACAGAGTTGTTATATCGGTTGTTAAAATGTATGAATCTTCTTCACAATCTTCACGAGTGAAGTTGGTTAATATGTCACTTTGGAATAGTTCCGTATGGTATATATCGTTAAATATTCCACTTGTACGACTATAGTCGCTTTGTTTTCTTCTTGCTCTATTCATATTGTACTATATTTTTTTTAATTATTAATAAGGCATACCATCATACGATAGATTGCGGGTTGCTTTGATGTCGAAATATGTTGAACATAAGAGTTGGTCTGTATCCAGTGTTTCGTCTGCGTCGAAAGCGAAGAGATTGTTCACTAAGGACGGGGTAACTTTAAAACTTCGGTAATTATAGAGTCCACTTGATTCTACATTGTCGGCTATACTTGTATTGTCATTCGGGACTGTTAATGATGTAAAGTACTTGATTAATTCATCGTCTCCATAGGATAGACACCAGGAGCGGAGTGTGTCTGTAAAACCACCTACTGACCTATCTACAGAGGTCTTGTATTCTATATATCGTGGGGCATAACCTAAATTGAACGGATTTGCTACGTTATTATTACATGAGAGCCATTCAGAGGGCACTTGTTGCATACCGATTGAATCGAATTCTGGGATTGCGTAATCTGTAGCTTTTACCTTTGTAATCATCGGGTCAACGCCTGTAGTCGTATAGTCTAATAGTGGGAGGCAGTGATAAATACACATAAGGATTCCATATCTTCCCTGAGAATCGAATTGAATTGAACCACGACCACCAGAGGTTGCTTTTCCTGCTATATCAGCAGAGTTATCACCAGTTATATTAGTATTGACTACTTCGTTAATGTCTATGGAGGACTTGACACCTCCGAGGTATTCGCATAGTTCGGAAGCGTAATCGTTAGGAGTAACGTTCCAATGTTTTTGCACTTGGTCTTTGAAGTCTTTGTCTGCAGATAATGTAATTTCTCTCCAGCGTTGCACTGCTTCGGCTTGTCTAAGAGCTATTATGTCAAATGAGAGGTCTTCTCCATTGAGGAATTGACCAGAGTTTAAGTCGGAAACAGTAACAAGAGAGCTATCGCCATATTGAGTGCGTGGAGTTAATCCGTGGAATAGGTCTTTTTGCATGTTGCAGTACCTAAGGTCGAATAGGTTTGTTCTCTCAGTAAATCGTATGTAAGATTGAG